TACGAAATTTGTACCAGTTAATCCATAAGTACTTCCCCATGCATGAGCCCCGACAGTGTTTGTGACAGTTGGGCATTCTCCGAAGAAAGACTGTTGTACGGTTAAGTCTGTTTTAATTAATTGACCTACAGAAGTTTTAATATTCCTTCTAGAAATCGCCCCGCTTACAGGGTACTCTAAAGTAAAATTGGGTACGTCCGGGTGAGCTAATGTGATTTTGAAATCGGCGGTTTTACCATATACAGGTAGGTCACCACTTAAAGAATCAAGCTCTAAATTTGCTGTTACGTTTTTTTGACCAAAAACAACATGACTAGGTAATATTTCACCTATTTCATAACTCGGGTCTACTTGGGATTGGTAGCTGTAAGATAAAGAGGAAATGTTATCAACACTATAAAATATTTCTTTATCCTGTACTTCATTGGAAGTTATTTTTACATCTTGTACATTGAATATGGCTGCATCTCCACCCTGAGAAGCTCCGTCAGTGACACCATGACTATATTTGCTTGATTTAGTGTGCTGCCCGCTAAGAGCGCCAAAAAATTTAATTGAAGCTTGGGCTGCTAACTTACTATTAGGAGAGAAAGATAAAGAATAGTTAGTTAAATACCCTGAGCTAAAGTTTAACCCCCCAAAGTTGCCACTTAATGTTCTGTAGTGACTATTAGTGCCAGAATCGTTTATGATATAATCTTTTAAAGGGTCGTCTCCCGTAATTAAGTAAGAAATTGATAAAACCCCATTTATACCGTCATCTGGAGCAAAAATGTAACTATACCTTTTGTCAGTTGTATACGTTGGGGATATTGTAGCATTTAAATCAAGAGAAATGTCTTGAGCAAAAAATTCCTTTGGATCTGCTCCTCCCGGTCCATAATCTGGATCGTAATCCGCAATTGTAATTTTAGAATTTTTATAATTTAAATACATATTAGAAATACTTTTCTGAAGAGATTGTCGTTAAAACCAAATCTGACACTTGAGAATTTATTTGAGTTTGATTTATAGTATGTCCTGATAAATTAATTTCAAGAGTAGAGTCAGACATTCCATTATTGCAAGACAGCAAAGTAGGGGAAAAGTAAGCCTCACCAGAAAAAGTACCTGTGTTAGCTAAGTCTGCGTGCTGCCCTGAAATACCACTTTGATGAGCATTATATAATTCAGTTTTTATTGTCTTTAATTGTTCCTGCCCTCCCATAAAGTCAACTTGGGAAGGCACTTGCTTGCCTATGCAGTACACAGGCTCATGTTTAGCGTTAAAAGAGTAAGAGAGTCCCAATGTGGGATTTTGTCTTGCGCGTCCAGAAATATCAGTCTCTACGAGATAGGTGGCCCATCCATTTGCGGTAGATCTACTTGTATTGTAGTTTATTGTAGAGTCATGTCTGCTAAATTTACCTAAATTTTTACCTGTCACCAAGTCAAAGCAGGCAAAGTCAGCAGTGGCTTTAATGGTATCATTAGGAGCTGAGGCTAGACTGTAATTGCCTAAATAAAATGTCCCAGTTGTGCCAGCAAAAGAAATATCACATTTAGTAGCGTGATGATTTTTCAAAAGTCTTGCGACCTCGAAACAAGGCTCTGAGGCGGTTTCTACAAAATAAGAAAAATTAATTGAAGCTTGAGCTGGGCCGTTAGGGGAAGTACCTAAAGCTCCAGTTCTTCCTATGCTATAGTTTTCTTTGGCGCTGTTAGATATATTTAAAGAGCATCTGTCTGCCAGTATGCCACTGTAAGCTGCTGCACCTTTTGGCTTAATCGCTAAATCTATTTCATTAAAATAAATCATAATTTATTTTCATCAATTAACGCTCTATAGGTCAAAGAAGCTACTACATTACCATCTATATTAGCTCCATGAGATTGAGAAACCAAAAGTAAATCTGTAAAAGAATAGGTTTGTAAAAGGCCATCTGTATTGTGATCAAAAAGCTGTAAAGTAAGATTTTCTAAATTTGGAGAACAAGGAAAATCTCTAAGAGCTTTGTACTGATAGCCGGTTTTTGATCTCATGTCGTGAGAATCGAGATCTATTTGAAAAGAACATTCAACAGATATAGGAAAATCTCTACATATTTTAATTGGAGTGCTATCTCCTAATCCATATATAGGTCTTCTACTTACATTAATATCAACTGAAAAACTATTTACTCTATTAGTTTCAAAGTCATTCATGCTGATTTGAATACTCCTAGGGTCCGCTATTTGCAGAGTAAAATCTTTACCGTTACCAGCTGCACTGGTTGAACTAGTTTGAGCATCTATTTCATTATTAAATTGCTTGGAATTGGCGTTGCTCATTGTTAATGGACCCATGTTCCCAAATACAGCGAACTGAGCAGATATACTAGGTATAGCGCCAATTGAACATGCGAAAGAATAAGAGGTTAAAACTCCCGATGTGAAAGCTATATCTATAGTGTCTTCGCTGGTTGGCTTTCCTTCTTCTGTTTCGTGCAGATACCCGTTCGCAAGATTATCCCCAGTGTAGTTGATATACGGATCATTATTTACAAAAAGAGTAGAAGTTGAAAAATTACCAATATAAGGGCCATTTGCTATCTCAGGATATACTCCTGTCTGGCCAATATGCTTCAATGGGATAGAAGGCGCAGCGTAAGACATTTGTACGCTTTGCGTCCCTCTAACCTCTGTCGATGAGAGAAAAAACCTCTGGTTCTCTCTCCTTAACCTTAATGGACCCGGAATATGTGCCATTCCGAATTATTTACACTAATATTTAGCTATTTAGTGTAAATTCTATTAGGATTAAGGAAATGGCTAATATATACCAAACAAAGACTTTAAATAGAAGAGGCCAAGATCTATATGAGCTAAGCCAAATCTATGATAAAAACGATGTTGTTAAAGTCGTTACTGAGTATGTAAATTCTGCTGGAGTAACAGTTGCCGCTACAACGAACTCTATTCCAACAGATGGAGACGGTAACCCAACCGTCCAAAAAACTTTTTACTACTACTACGCTAGGACCGACTTAGCTTCAGGAACTCACGGTTCAGACGACTTAAATCCAACTATTTCCGAATCATACTGGGGAGGTATAAAAAATACTAGCCAAGGAAAAGTTCCAGAATTTTTCTGGAAACCTTCATATACTTCTAGCGCAGCTCATCAGCCAAGAGCCACCAAAGTAGCTTTTGGAGATGGATACGAGCAAAGAACTGCAGATAGTATAAACATTGATTTAGTAAATTTTAACTTAACATTTGATAAAAGAAGAAAGAAAGAAGCTACCGCAATAATTCATTTTCTTCACGCAAGGAAATCAATAGAAAGTTTTTTATTTTCTCCACCAGAGCCTTATAATCCTATTAACCAAAACTATTTTGTATGTAGAAACTGGTCAACTAATTTTAATTTTTTTGATAACTATACAATATCAGCAAATTTCGAACAAGTAGCAAGATAAAATGTCAAATTACAGTAAGCTATCTTTATCTCAGGCCCAAACGGCGACGAAAGCTTTAAGAAGTGAAACTTTTAAGCTTAACGCTTCTTCTGTAATTTACTTATTTGAAATAGATTTATCTGATATATTAATAGATAAACAAATCATTTTCGATAAAACCGATGATAACGAAGATGAAAGAATATTAAGATTTCATAATTCGATTAATTTTTTAGAGCAAGGTCAATCAATTTATTTTAGAGGCAAAAGGTTTCATCCCACTCCGTTTAAAATGGACGGTTTTGAAGCAACTATGCAAGGGACAATTCCTAAACCTAGAATGGGTATCGCTGTACATGAAGTAGGAGTTAAGCCATTATCTATATTCAAGAGCAAATTAAGAGAGTTAGATGATTTGGTTGGGGCAAAGCTAACTAGATATAAAACTTTTGCTAAATTTATAGATTTTGAAAATTTTAAAGAGGGAGAAGTTCCGCAAGGTTTTACGCCGGGAGTTAATGCTGAGTTCCCTCGGGAAGTATACTACATCGAAAGAAAGTCAAACGAAAATAGATATGTTATGGAGTTTGAGCTTTCATCTAGGTTAGATGTTGAAGGAGTTAGGCTCCCAAGGAGAATAATTCTTTCTTCAAGGTGTCCTTGGACGTATAGGGGAGAGGGTTGTTGTTATGAGTACCCAAGCAGATTCACAGACCTTCATGATGGGGTTTCCTACCCAGACAACTTTGAAGCAAAAGCAGTAGCTACTCAGGCTGGCCACAAAATATCCAACGTTTTAAAAATGGGGGAAAATCAATTCGTAGATCGAGGAGAATGGGAGCCTGAGCCTAACCCACCTTATACAAAAGGTAATCAAGTTTTTGTTCAAAAAGATTTAATAAAATATTATTTTGTTGCTAGAGATTTAGTGCCAAATGGTGTTAAGCCTCCGAATGAATCTCACTGGATAGCTGATGAATGCAGCAAGGATATACCGGGTTGTAAGTTAAGATTTTTGCAACAAGGGACTAATTTGCCGCTAAGGTTTGGAGGCTTTCCTTCTGCGGAAAGACAAAGAGGAGTATAATGAAAATTTCAAGTAAAACATATTTGAAGATGAAAAAATACTCTGAAAATTTTTTAGATCAGGAATCTTGTGGTTTGATATATGAAGACGAGAAAGGCTTAAGCCAGTTCAGAGAATGTAAGAACATTCATTTTGAGCCGGTAGACTTTTTTGAAATATGCCCTAGTGAGTATTTAAAAACATCCAAAGAAGGAGAAATAAAAGCCGTATTTCACTCTCATCCAAAATCAGGAGGCCCTTCTAATATGGACATAGAAATGTCAACAAACTTGGAATTACCTTTTGTAATATACTCTTTGAAAAATAAAAAATTTTATCATATCGGATGCTAAATATAAGACAAAAAGATTTAATAAAGCAACACGCATTAGAAGATGCCCCTAATGAGTGTTGTGGTGTGATCGACTCCGATGGAAACGTTATTAAATGCAAAAACACAAGCCCTTTTCCTGAAGAGGCTTTTCAGATAAATTTTAGTGAAATAAAAAATGTAAACGAAGTTCATTCTTTCTACCACTCTCATCCTGTAAGTTTAGAATTTAGTATGACTGATAAGTACTACGCGCACAAAAGAAACATTCCTTGCGTCGTATATTCAGTAGACAAAGATGATTTTGCAATTTATACGCCAACTGTATTTTTTGAACTGCCTTTGCTAGGTAGAGAGTTTATTACAAATGAAGTTGATTGCATAACTTTAGTGAGAGACTACTATGGAAGAAATTTAAATATATACATACCAGACGTAATACATAAAATCAGACAAATAGAGCCTAACGAGTGGCCTAATAGAGAGGAATTTTGGGGATACAATAGAAGGTCTAATAGGGAGTTTGTAAAAATTTTTGAAGCAAGAGGCTTTAAGGAGGTATCAACGCCTCAGAAACATGACGTTATATTAAGTGATAATGGAGTAGTAAAAGCTTTGTCTCACTGCGCCATTTACATAAATGATTCTGAAATTATGCACCACCCTTATCCGTCTGATTCAACAACAGAAACTTTAAACAGCTTTTCAAGAAACTCTAAAATTGTTTACATGAGGCATAAGCTAATGTTATGAAAAAAGATTTAGTAGACATAAAACTTCACGGTCATTTAGGCAAAAAAATAAAAAAGTCTAATTGGAAGCTTGCTGTATCTAGCGTAGGAGAAGCTATATCAGCTATTAATAATTTAACTAGCGAAAAACTAAAGAAGTTATTAATTAGAGACCATAAAAAAAATATTCGTTATAACGTCTTGATTAACGGTAATGATTTTGGGCACGATAGAGACTTAGACATAAATAACCCAGAGACCATCGCAGAATCAGAGTTGTGTATGAGGGGAGATTACATAAAAACTATAGATATAATACCTGTGATACAAGGCGCTAATAGACTAGCAAGTATATTTACTGTTATCTTGGCTATAATATTAATAGTGATAGGCGTTATAATTTTCCCCAAAAATCAAGCTTTAGGCACAGCGTTAGTAATGGCTGGATTAGGATTATTAGCGGCGGGAGTAGCAAACCTTCTTTCGAAGCCGCCAAAACCTCAACAAGTAGAAACTGGACCGGGGTCTTATATGTTTAATGGCCCTCAAAATACATCTAGGGAAGGAAATCCAGTCCCTATAGGGTATGGCCGATTATTCGTGGGGAGCCACATCATAGCAGCTAGCTACGATGTTGATTACTTCTCGGCAGACCCAAGAGATAACGCGTTACAAACAGTATAAAAAATGATAGAAGACACTCTACAACCATCAGGGATTTTTCTACAGGGAGCTAACAAAAAAGCTAAAAGGCCTAGGATAGCTAAAGAAGGTATCTTGGGTAGAATTGGCGGAGGAAAGAAAGCTGTATCTAGAACCCAGATACAAGTTCTTGATTTAATTTCAGAAGGAGAAATAGAGGGGCTAGTATCTGGTAGATTTTTCTATTCTGGTCAGACTGGAGATTACGGATATGTTTCAGGAAGATTTGAGCCCTATGATTCTTTTGCTGCTAGAGCCACTGATACAGACAGTGACGTAGAAGTTGAGTCTACTGATGACATAAGATGGTTGAGGTCTATATACTGG